GGCACAACATTAGAAGAACAACTAGACTACATCAAACTAACAATTAAGGAGATAACTTCTATCCTGTGGAATAACTGGAGAAATTATTTCATCAGACAACGTAACAACAACCGTATAGACACAAAATAATACTTTTCCACAACATATGCGGAAATTGTGGAAATGTGGAAAAAAACCTATTTGTGTGTTTTATTCCCCTCTTTATCTCTCCGTTTGTTGTACTCTTAGCACGCATCCTAACAGATGTCAACCCCTGTGAGAATACGCAGATAATTATCAGAAACTCCCCCTTGACAAAGTATCAGAAACCTGGTACAATAACCTTGTAAGGGTTCAAACAAACCTTCTAAATCTTTGAGACTTATGCAATTCCTTATCTACGACAATCACAGCAACCTCAGAGGAACTTTCAGCAGCATATATGATATGGAAAGGTATATCGATGGCATTCGGAATAGCAGGGGAGATAGTTTCCCTAATACTCCGAGAATGTCGTGCTTTGATTATATCAAGTCGATAGGATGGCAGTGGGAATGTGTTGACAACTATGTAGAGAGTAAGGTATAATGAGAGGGTATATGAGGGGCACTATGTAACACCTACTGAGGACAGTGTAAAATGTTATAAATGGCAGTAAATTAGCCCCCTTAAATGTTAAAATCGGCCACTACCCTAACCTACAAAGGTTCCCAGACGCCCTAGATATTATTCGATTATTCTTTTACGTCCAACTAAAAAAATTTCTGAGGTAAAAAAATGGACCCTAAGACGCGCCAAGAAAGGCAAGAAACTCGCGTATGGGCAATTGAGCAATTACTGAGGTATGAGAACTTCTTAGATCCTCGAATGTATGAGTGTGCAGACTATTATGCGTCTTCCTATGCTTCTCAAGTTGTAGATGATCTATATACACTATGGGTTGAGTGGAAGAAGGATAATCCCACAGACAACCCTCAGGTAAGAAATAGATTGTAGGAAGATTATGTCCCATAGATTCACAACAAACTTAGAGGAAGACGATTACGGAGATCTCTTTTTAACTATTCCCTATGAAGTCTGTGAGGAACTGGGTTGGGATGTTGGGACAGAATTAGATTATGAACTAACAGAAGATGGAACTGGATTTATTGTGAGGAAAGTGAACAATGAATGAAGAGCAAACAGAAGTTTCTATAGCAGAGTCTCTGATGGCAGTCAATGAGTGTCTCATTGCCATCCACAAGCGCCTAGAAGCAGTCGAAACGTATGTGAATGAGTTACCTACCCCAGAGAAGACTTATTACAAACCAGAGGGGTATGAGGACTATTTGAATATACCTGAGAATTTTAAAGAAATCTACAAGAGATTGGGCAGTCTAGAAGATGGGGTGTAAGACAAAAGGATATAAATTTGAAGTATGTTCTGGGTTCGGTCTGAACGATGAACATTGTTTCCCATACACTCCCCCGAGTGGTGGGGTAACATTTCAGCATTTTGAATACCCACAGAATGCAATTCGTACAGGAAACTATAATATTCCTGCGCGAGAGAACGATCATGTAATGTATCCGTTCATCGATTCGTACACAGTGCCCTCTACGGGAGGATCCACAGGGTCTGGTAGTGGTCCAGCAGCAGCGAATTGTGGAAAGTTATCTCAGACCAATCCTTGTTTAACAACCCGTGGGTCGGACAGCGCGGTCCCCACAATCTTTCACGACTATTATCCTACTGAGTTATCATTTGATTTCAACTTCTCTGATACTTGGTTTGGGTATTTGTATGATACATCTAACAATGCAGGTATTGTAGGAACACCTTGCTATCATATTGAAACAGAGACTAGAACTGGTGATAGTGGGGGCAGTCGTCAGATCTGTCACCCTTGTACTAATTTCACTGCAGCGCCAAAGGAGACCTTATTATCATACGAGGCTAGTCAAGACCTTACAGGCGATCCTGATTGCCCTCATCCCACGTTATTCGGTATTGGTACTAACTCAGATAAGATTGTATTTAAGTACAATGCCCTTTCTACCACAGTACCTAATAGTGTAACTGACTTCTCTGTTAGGCATGGTAGTGATGCATTTACTGATGCCTGGGATGGTAGTAATGGTATTGCATACGAATCTAGTCAAAATCCTTGGCAAGCAGGGGAAGAATTCGTTAGCGACTTTGAAATCTACGACTTTACGAGTGGTCAGACCAAAAGTAACTTCATTGTCAAGTTTAGAATTGAACCAATCTACGATGATAGCGGTGCTAGCACTGTATATTCTGGTACTAGATGGATACTTACTGAGGTATTGAACTTTGGAACTGGGTATGCTGTTAATGATACGTTCAATTTGACGTTTACACACACTCATCCAGACGATACACAGACCACTTTTACACTAGATCTGAAGGTTACCGCAGTTGGGCAGACCGAAAACCTTACGGGTAGTGAAGGATTTGATAAATTGCGCGTAAATGACACTATTAATGGTCATACAATCACGAGAACGTTCCATACAGACGATGATTTCGGGTATCATATCGTGTATGTTGACGGAAATGGCGCAGATTTTACCAAAGATACGCAATATACGTCTAATAGAGCGCATGTAATCACTACTGTTGCGGGATTTGGCATCAAAGACCGCGCAATGTTAGTAGGTTTGTACGAGTTTTTAGACAAATCTCTGCAATTTATCACAGCAGACGTTAATCAGAACTCCCCAGATGCGTTTAATCAGTTACGACAACCCGTTGGATTTATTACTTTGACCGATGGTGCGGTCTCAAACGTAGAATTTGGTGGTCAAGTGATTAGTTTGGACCTCAATACTATTGTAAGAAACAATGGATACAGTGATGTAGACAATCTTGCACTCACTGGTGGGTCTGGAAGTGGTATTGAAGTGTCTCTAATCACGGAAGAGGGGCAGATACAAGAGATCCAAGTGACCAATCCTGGTTCTGGATACAATACTGGTGAGGAATTAACCATTCCTGGAGCGGTATACCCTGGAAACAACCCTCCTGCAGACGCAGTTATCCGTGTTGGACTGGCAGCTAATGGTGGATCAGGGTTTAAAAACTTAAAAGTTGCGCCAGTCTTGGAAATTAGTCCTGCTCCTACGGGTGGAACTGATGCAGAAGTTGAAGGAACGTTTACCGATGGCGTTTTAACTAATGTTGTTATCAAAAAACCTGGTTCTGGATACCTTGAGAGCGCAAAACCTACGCTTTCTATCAATAATATCTTTGAAGTTAATGAGATATTACAGAAAAATGATGGGCATCGTGCGGACTTGGTGGAAGAGTTCCAAGGTATTTTGGAATCTATCCCCAATGTTAGTAATAGTGATGTAGATACCACCGCAACATCTCAGCAAATTGCTGATGCATATGCTCAGGTTCCGTCTGAAAGTCTTCTTACTGCTCAAGAACCAAAGATTGATATCAAATCAGATCCCGATAGAAAGAGAATTACACAATTATCGCAGACAAAATTTTCTAAAGATGCTACAGAACCACTGAAAGCTATTGTGGAACCAACATATGATGTTAATTATTTGAGTAGTGTTCCTATTGATGATGAAGATTTAAAAGCAATCATTAGAGATGATAAGAAACGCATTAAGGATCAAGGAGAAAAGAATATTGATGATATAACTCAGCAAGTATATCCTGAATATGACAGTAAACAGGAATCTAAAGTAGAAACATGTATTGGTAGTTTTACTAACCTTCCGACCGCATCTACCTATACTAAATACTTGATGCGTCAGTATCGTCCAGATCCTGCAAAGGAAACTAGTATCACAGTCAAATTGACTATGAACCCCGTAAATAAGGGATGTGCTTATACTGGGTGTACACCACCTGGTGTATCAAGTGGTTATTCTGAAGAAATTGGTACGGGTCAGTTTGAAACGGATCCAGAAACAGGTGAACAAACAGAAATTACTACTACCTACACATACTCATATGCAATGTCCCCTCTGCTTGGTCCTGGATCTAAATCATGGACTGCCACAGGTAAAATGAAGATCTTTCATGACTTGACCAGAGGCGCGAATACTGTTACACTGGCAACTGATGCATTCGGAAACCCTTTCGCGGATTGAAGCATGGCTGGACTAATGGCAGCAATTTACATGGGCACTTGCAGTGGTCATGGAACTGGTACAGGAGCATCACACCATCCTGGACTTGGTGGAGGAACATTACCTAACTGTCCTCATCCAAGTCTCAGTCCTACTATTAAACCATCTCCTTTGCCAGCAACTAATGCTGTAGCAATTTGGCCACCTCTTGCTCAAACACCGCTCACGCCATTAACGGCACTCCGTACTGTATTCATTAATAAGAAGTACCCGATTATTAATGAGGATCTCTTAACTACTCACCCGACACCTACACAGTTCACAACGACCTCTGTAGGGTATAAATGTCTCACTACACTAAATACACCTGCTTGGTGGTGTACACAGGGCACAACGGGCGGTAGAGAAGCACCTGTAGGTCATGCTCGTAAGTTATTTGCTACGAGTAAAACTGTTTTCATTAATGGTATGAACGCAGGTCGTTTTGGTGATCCTTATGGTAATGGTACAACTGCATTTCCGTGCCTGTCAACTGTAACAGGTGCTAGTCCTAACGTTTACATTGGTCTTTAATTATGGCAACACGATCAAAATCCCTCAGCGGTGGTTCTTACGTCGAGAGCAAACCCAAAAAAACACGTCAGGGAGCGGGTCAGCATACAAAATATGCGTCTACTTCTCGAAATAACGCTAGAAAGCGTTATCGTGGACAAGGACGATAAATAAAGAGGGATGGAACCCCTATAAAAGTTCCGTTTTTTCTTAAACGGAGGCAACATGGGGAGAAATCACGTTCCAGATCATAGTTCTGATCTGATGAAGAAAGATTTTGGTACTGTTGTACTAATTACAGACCCAAAATCCGATTATTATATGAACTTGCATAAGAAAAAATCGGAAAATAAAGATAAAAAATGACGCTGAAACAGATTGGTGGTAAAAACTTTACCAGATCTCGTAGTTTTACGGATTTGGGGATCGGATTTGCCAAAAATCCTTTCACAAAAGACGTTTCCGTTGTGAAAAACGATAATTCCATAAAACAGTCGATCAAAAATCTTATTTTGACGACGCCTGGGGAAAAACCTTTCCAACCTTTAGTGGGATCTAGAGTAAATGACCTCTTATTTGAACCTCTAGATCCTTTTACCGCAGATTCTCTTCAGCAAGAGATCATAAATACCATTAATAGCTATGAACCTAGAGTACAACTTGAAAATGTTTTTGTGACACCAATTTATGAAGGTAATAAGTTAAATATTACCATTGAGTATAAAGTTGTCGGGTTACCAATTGTCGAAACAATCGAATTTGTTTTACAGAGACCTGAGTAATGCAACCAAACAACCTAACAGCATTAGATTTTGAAGATATCAAATCGTCAATTAAGTCTTATCTAAGAACTCGAACGGAGTTTAGTGATTATGACTTTGACGGATCTTCTTTATCGTATCTAATCGATATTTTAGCATATAACACTTACTATAGTGCTTTTAATGCTAACATGTCGATGAACGAGGCATTTTTGCCTTCTGCAACTGTTAGAGATAATGTTGTAAATATTGCAAAACTCTTAAATTATGTTCCTAGATCTATTGTCACCTCTAAAGCGTGTTTATATCTAGAAGTACAGACTGCACCAACCGCAGGTGCTTATCCTAGTAGTGTAACTATCAAAAAAGGTCCTGTTTCTACTGGTGGTGCATATATTTGGAATATTTTAGAAGATGTGACGGCATCTGTAAATGCTACGACGGGCATTGCAAAATTTGATAACCTTCTCATCTATGAAGGTTCTATTATCACATTCTCATATGTTGTAAATACGTTTGCTTCTCAGAAATACACTATTCCCAGTGAAGATGCAGACATCGCGACTTTAAAAGTAAAAGTTAGACCTAATGAATCGTCTACAGAGTCCGATGTTTACAATAGAGTTGAAACGGTCACTAATTTAACTCCTACAACTAGAGCATATTTTATCTCTGAAAGTGAGGATATGCGATATGAGATTAGATTTGGTGATAATAGCGTTGGTAGAGCACTAACTGATGGTGAGGTTGTTGAATTAGAATATGTTGTCAGTTCTGGTGCTGCTGCAAATGAAGTTAAGGACTTTGGATTTATTGGAAGAGTAGTTGACAATAATGATGTTGCATATGGTGCTGCTGTAGTTGACTTAACTGTAAAAGATGCCTCTCAAACTGGTGATGCTGCAGAAAGTGTAGAATCGATTAAGTATAATGCTCCAAGATACTATTCTGCACAGTATAGAGCGGTTACTGCACAAGATTACGCCGTAATTACAAAAAACATTTATTCTAATGCAGAATCTGTTGTTGCTTATGGTGGTGACGCATTAAATCCTCCTGTATATGGAAAGGTCTTTGTTGTCATTAAAACTAAGACTGGATCTGCACTTAATGATGCAACAAAGAAAGAAATTTCTGCAGATTTAAGAAAATATGCAATGGCATCTATTGATGCTGTTGTTGTAGATCCCGATGATATCTACATCAATATTAAAGTCTTTGTTACCTATGATACTGGTTGCGGATCTAATGCATCTGCTATTGAAACAGATATCAACTCTGCAGTTCTTGATTGGGCAAGACAAACTCAGATCAATAATTTCAACTCTACCTTCAGAGCACCTCAATTTGAAAAGGCAATCACTTTAGCGAATAAGTGTATTTCTGATGTTTCACTTCAAACTTCTATTTTGAAGTATGTGAAACCAACCACTAATCAAACTAATACTTACTGTATTGGAACTGGTTCTCCTCTTTATAATAGTGCTCCAAGTCAAGATGGAACTGATGCAGACGGTAATAAGTGTAAGAAAGAACCTGTTTTGCTTTCTGGAACATTCAGAACAGCAGATCGTCCTGGAGTTGATCAACAGTTTGAAGATGATGGTTATGGTAACCTCAGAACATTCTATAATACAGGAACAAGAAAAATTTACACTAATGATACTGCAGGAACTGTAAATTACGAAACTGGTGAGATTTGCTTTGGTCCCGCTAACGTTATTGGTGCTGGTAGTAATTTGGCACCTGACGCTGCAGTGAGTATTTCTGATGCTACTACTGGAGCAGGATCTGTAATTGATGTAACTCAACTTCCTACAGACCTTCAAATTCCTGTTGTCTTTATTCCTGCGAATAACTCTACAATTCCTGCAACGACACCTGGTACAATCATCAATATTGTTACTCCTACCATTACAGTCGTTCCAATTGGAACAGCAGTCCCTCCCACAATCCCACTAAATAGTTTGACGCCAACGGTATTCAATCAAACGCCCACTACGATTGATATTCCAGCGATTTCTAACGCAGGCACGCTCAGTAACACAAGTTGTTTCTAAACTTAGATGGAAAACAATATTAACAAGGTCTCTCAGTCTATTCTTAATCAGACTCCAGATTTTATTGGGTCTGATTATCCTTTATTCAATAAATTTATTGAGTACTACTACAAGTCTCAAGAAAAGACTGGTCTTGGTCAAAATATTGTAAATAATTTCCTACAATATCTTGATATTGATAAACTGGATATTGGTATCTTGGATGGTTCTACTAAGATTGTAGAACCTATCACTGATAAGAGTGAAACGATTGTTGTTGAGACTGTAGACCAATTCTTAGATAAGAATGGTTCTATCTTAATTGGTGATGAAGTAATTTATTATGAAGGTACTACAGATTCTCCCAATATTGCGTTAAGTCCTGGCATTTCATATGAGCAGGTAAAGTTAAAGTGGACTAGTCTTGCAACTATCATCAATTCTTTTGATGGTACAACTCGTAGTTTTCCTCTGACATCTCAGTCAAGTCCTATTGCTCCACCTTCTGCACAGCATTTGATTGTTAGTGTTTATGATGAGGTTTTAGTTCCTGGAATTGATTACACTATCGATGGATCAAATATTGTATTCACGACTGCACCTAGAACTAGGATTGCATCCGATGATAATGCAGGAACGTACATCACATATCAAAGTGGTTTTGTTGAAAATACTATTGTAGGTCTTGATAATATCTCCAATGCTTTTGGTGAAGACAAGACTGAGTTCAAACTCACTAGAAATGGAGAAAAGTATGAACCCATCGTAACTGAGTATGTTATTGCTGTTTATGATAATAAATTACTCGTTCCGAAGGTAGACTTTTTCCTTGATAAGGATACTTTTATTTTTAATGAAGCGCCTCTTAATGGTAGGTTCTTATCCGTATATTCTATTGAAGCACCCATTCCTTCATTTGGATCTGATGCTCTTGGATATGCTAGAGTAAACGATGCGGGAGAACTGACTGCGATTAATGTTAACCAGACTGGATCTGGATATAGATTTCAGTACCCACCAAAAGTTTCTATTAATTCTACCACTACAGGATCTGGTGCCGCAGCAACTGCTCTTGTTAATGGTGTTAAATCTTTTACTTTACTTGGTGGTGGTCAAGGATATAGCGATACAAATCCTCCTAGAGTAGTAATTGAACAACCTACTGTTGCTGGTTCTGCTACTGCTGAACTGAAAGCAACTGTTACTAATGGTTCTATTTCCAATTTGGAAATTGTTAGTTCTGGTAGTGGATATACCTTTACTCCTAGAGTTACATTCCAACAACCTGGAGGGGCAAAATTAGCGTCTCCCACTATCATAAGTGGTAGTATTAGTGGTTCTATTACAATTACTGCAGGTGGTAGTGGATATACTACAGCACCAGCGATTTACATCGATGAGCCTACTGGCACTAATCCAATCAGAGCGTCTCTTCAGGCAGTTCTTACGGATGGTGTAGTTACTAGTATCAATGTTCTGAATGCTGGTCAGGGTTATACAACCACACCTAGAATTGCTGTAGTTGAACCAACTGGAGCACAAGTTTTAGAAACTAAAGTTGATGGTGATGGTCGTGTTATCTCTATTGATCTTTTAAGTGGTGGTAGTGGATATGAAGATATTCCTTCTGTCTATATTGTAGATAATAGAACTAACGGTGGAACTGGTGCTACAGCAACAGCATCAATTTTTAATGGGCAAATTACTGATATTAATGTTGGTAATTTTGGTAGTGGATATAGTGCTGACAATCCTCCAGAAGTTATCATTCAAGCACCTCCTCAAGCAGAAGCATCTGTTGAAATTGGTTTGAATGAGATTACAGGATTTAAGATTACTAAATCTGGATCTGCATATCAAAAGTCTAAATTTACTGGTTGTGCCAGAGCAGCAAGTGGTGTTACTGAATATACTCAAGATGGTAATGCAGTATTTTCCAATAACACTTCGGCAGCTGCAGCATCTGCAGACACTGAAGTAAAATGCTTGGATGCTCTTTTTGTTAAGAGACTTCTTGACAAGTATACAGAACAATTCTTACCCGATGTACCCGAACTCGATTACAAAAAGATCGATGTTCGTACTGCAATTAAATCGGTTAAAGATTTTTACTCTGCAAAAGGTACTTCTTTTAGTATTGCTTATCTATTCAAACTTCTTTATGGTGAGCAAGTCACTATTTCGTATCCAAAAGATCAGATTATTAAACCCTCTTCTGCAACTTGGTCTATTGATACCATTCTTCGTGCAACTTTAGTTAGCGGCAATCCTGTAGATATCAAAGACGGTCTGCTTACACAAGAAGCAGATATTGCAGATCCTAACATTAAAGCAGCGAGTGCTCTAATTGAAAATTACATTTCTATTAAAACTTCTGATGTAGAAATTTACGAATTGGTTCTTTCTGAAGAAACTATTGAAGGATCTTTTACTGTTCCATATAAAACAAAACTTGCAGAACCTCTTGGCACTGAAGACAGTGTTATTACTGTTGACTCTACAATTGGTTGGCCAGAAAGAAATGGCGAGTTTGTTATCGGTGGAAGTGAAGTTGTCCAGTATAAGGAAAAATCTCTTAACCAGTTTATCGAGTGTACTCGTTCGGTAAATGGAATTGTTGAAGATTGGGATTCTGCAACTGAAGTATCTTCAAACTTTACAGTTTTTGTTAATAAAGGCACTGCTCAAGAAGTCGTATTAAATGTTGTTGGTATTGTTGATGCTCAACAGACAACATTGACCGATACTGGTTCGTATTATCTTGCAGGGGATAAACTTTCAGTTTCTAAACTTGGTGGTACTTCAACTAAACCTGAATTGAAGACCTGGTTGTATAATGTTAAAAAACTGATTGAAGTTGAAAGCGTCACTTTTGGTGGCATTAATAATCGTTTTGCAACAATCACCTGCTCAAATCCTCATGGTTTGTTGGTTGGAGATCAGGTCACTGTTTATGGTGCAAATCCAATTATCTACAACGGATCTTTCTTAGTAACATCTAGGGATAGTGATACTGTTTTCCAGTACCAGTTACCTCAACCCGCAACAGTTGTACCTCAAGGAAATATTCTCGTTTCTGTTGACCTCAACAAAGGTAAGTCTGATAACAGTGCTGTTCTGAATTCTATTGGTCCTTATACAACTAACGTACAGAACTCTTTCTTTAACGATAATTACGTTTACGTTGCTTCGACTGGTATTCCTAACTATAAGATTGGACCTTTTGTAGGATCTGCTCTTCTTCCTGGAAACCAACGCAAATTAAATCGTTTTCCATTAGTACCTACTACAATTTCTACTAAGAATGATATTTCTCCTGGTCCTATCGGTACTTGGGTAAATGGTGTTTCTATTTGGTCTTACAAGTCTTCTACTACCAAAACTTTTGGACCAGTAACGAGTATTGATATTACTAATTCTGGTAGTGATTATGATGCAGCATCTCCTCCAACAATCAGTATTTCTGGTGGTGGCGGATCGGGTGCATCTGCTAGTGTTGTGGTTGATGGATCTATTACGGAAATTACTGTAGATCAAGGTGGTAGTGGATATACTTCTTCTCCACTCGTTTCTATTGTCGGTGGAGGCGGTTCTGGTGCTGCTGCAACTGCAATTATCACAAAGGGTGTAGTTTCTAGAATTCTTATGAATTCTGGCGGTACTGGTTATACTTCTCAACCTTCAATTACTATTGTTGGTGGTGGCGGAAGTGGTGCTACAGCGACTGCCTCTGTCAGAGGTCCTATTAAGTCTATCTCTGTTGATCAGGGTGGTGCTTCCTATACATCCAAACCAACTGTCTCTCTCAGTTCTGGTACTGGTGCTGTCGCTCAAGCAATTGTTAGTAACGGTAGAATTATTTCTATCGCTATTATCTCTGCTGGTAGTGGATATACTACTGCACCAGAAGTAACAATTCAGGGTGATGGTTTTGGTGCTGTTGCTAGAGCAACAATTGACACTGATGGTGAAAATGCTGGTAGAGTTACTGGTATTACTATCATCAACAAAGGCATCAATTATGTTCAAGGAACTACAATCATTAACTTGACTTCTGTTGGTTCTAATGCCACATTTGGAGCAAATGTATTCCAATGGAATTATAACTTACAGAAAACTCAAACACTTGATACTGCAAAGGGTGGTGTATTTACTGGGTATAACAATCAGTATGGTGGTGAATATGCACACCTCTCCAATCCTCAAAGATTGAGATATATTCTCGGTGATAACCTTTTTGAAAATACCGCAGGTGCTATTTTAGAGCAGGAAGATCAATTAACTCACTCTCCTATTATTGGTTGGGCATTTGATGGTAATCCCATTTATGGACCTTATGCATATTCTGATCCTACGGATCAATCATCCGAAATCGAAAGACTTGATAGTTCTTACAGACTAAAGACTAATTTAGTTGAGGATGCTATTAGTAATCCATATCCTGTTAGAACTGCTGGTCCTCTGCTAACAGAGGAAGCTGCTGGTAATTTTGTAGAAGACTATGAGTATGTCTTCGGTCTTGGCGACCTTGATCAATATAACGGTCGTTTCTGTAAGACACCCGATTTCCCTCAGGGTAGATATTGCTATTTTGTAACAATTGACACGACCGAAAATGGTGATCCAGTATTCCCATATGTCTTAGGACCTAGTTTTAACTCTGTTGTTGATTCTTGGAACCTCAACAAAGATGCTGTTCAGCAAAATATTCCTACAGGTGTTGTTCGCTATCGTGATCCATATGAAAATGTTGATATTGATGTTGAACGTGCTCCAAATGCATCTACCAACGCTTTGACAACAGAAGGTGGTGATATTCTTCTGTTTGATGCTGAGGATGAAAATAGAGATGGTATTATTGATGCAGCAGAACTTGCTGATCCTGATCAACTCTTTGAAGAATCACCTCTGCAACTCTTTGATTATTTCCCCAAGGTCAGATTTGATTCTAAAGTTGACATTGAAGTTGAAACTACTACCAAGTTTGAAGATGCATCTGTAACTGGGTTTATCATTGAAAATCCTGGTAAATCTTATCAGGTAGACGACATTCTTGTCTTTGACAATAGTGGCACAGAAGGATCTGGTGTATCCGCTCGTGTTTCTAAAATTACTGGAGAAACTGCTACATCATATTCATACGAAACTGTTTCTGATAAAAACTATGGCGTACTGACAACTCAAAATCCACATAACATTGTTTCTGGGGATACGGTGTTTGTTAACTATACTCCTGTAATGGACAGCACTAACAAACAGTTTGTTGTCCGTCAATTTAAAGGTATTGAACAAGTTATTATCAATCAAACTGGTTCTGGTTATGATGAAGAAATTCCTCCCACAATTATCATTGATGGTGATGGAGAATCTGGACAACTTAAGGCAAATGTAACTTCGGTTGGATCTATTGAAGTTGTAGACATCGTAAATTCTGGTTCTGGGTATACGAAGAACCCTAGAGTTATCTTAAGTCATCCTCAGGTCTTCAAGAAATCTGATTATTATGTCTCATTGGTTTCACATGAAAATTATGTGAAAATTAATGATGCTGTTGTTAATGACAACAAAGAACTTTTTGTTTGTGGTAAAACAAAAGAAGAGAATGGAAATGAAGTTGCATTTGTAGCAAAATTCTCCGCTCTTGGTGTTAAGGAATGGGAAAAAACTTTAGAAAGTCAAGATGGTGAAACTTACACAGAATTTACCAATATTGATGTAAATGGCGATAACATTTGGGTTGTTGGACAGAACAAACCAAATTCTGCAATTCTTACTGCATATAATCCAGATGTAATTCTGGCAAAGTATGTTCAGGGATTGGATGGACTTAGTGCAACTTTAAGTTTCCAGAAAGGATACGCAGGTATCTCTGGTTCTAGTCGTTCTGATAATGTTTCTGTAGTCAGAAGATATTCTGATACTCGTTATATTATTGGTGGTTATACTAATACAAATTCTGGTAATCCTTACGATGGTTTCATTGCGTCTATTGATACCACAGGTAATTTTGCAGCGAAGAGAAAAATTGCTTCTGCATCTAAGTCTGAAAAAGTCACTGACTTGATTGTAGTTAATGATGCTGTCTATTTTATTATGGAATCCGCTGACACTAGTACTGAAGCTGATACCAGAGTATGTTTTGGTAAAGCGACTGTTGGTACAAGTGTAATTACAGTTGAGTGGATTAAGGAACTCAATAATACTCTGTACTCTTTCTTAGATACAAGTCTCGTTAGTGATGAGTTTGATGAATTCTATATTACATCAACTTTGAGACTTAAGTCTGATGATACCACTAAGGATAGTGTATGGGTTGGAAAACTTGATGGTGACGGTGATCTGTTATGGAATTATCGTTATGTCGCACCTACTGGCAATACTGTTACTGCAGCACCTACAAGTGTAATCGACATCTTCGGTGATCTTAATATTGCATATACCAGAGAGGATAACACTACTGGATATAAGACTGTTGATACTCTGAAGATTGGGTATGACGGTAAGATGAAGAAGCAAACCAATAATGAGTTCAATAAGAATAATATTGAAGGCATTACAACTCATACTCTTACTGTTGATAACTCTGGTGATGCATATGCCTTGGGTCAAACTTCTTGGAACAGAAACGAGTTTATCCTAGACTTTACAGGTGGGGAAACCGCTGATGTAACAGGTCATTATACTCCTGTTTACACTGGCACCAGTGGTGCAATTCAGTATCTTGGTGATGCTGTTTATATGCCTGCATATCAAACTGCAACTCCATCTACTTGGGAAAATTCAAATATTAAAATTACTGCAGCATCTTTAGGAACTAAACTTGCAGATGATTGGACTTGTGAATTCATGGTCTATAAGAATGGATCTGAATATAATGACTTCAGTCAAACTCAAGTCACATTGATGGCAATTGGTGATGCTACTGTCTCTACAGGTGGTCTTTGGTTGTATTATGATTTGTCTAGTGGCAGACTTGAACTGGTTGTCACAAATAACACAACGTCTATTAACTCTGCAGGTAGTGCTCTTCAGTCCACAGCAACAACGATGTTTGCTAATAATAGCTGGCAATTCATTGGTGTTAAGAAATCTGGCAATACTTTTACAGGATATGTAAATGGTATTCAGGTATTTACTGGTACTATTGCAGATACTTCTCTTGGTAATA